GAGATGTTCTTGTTGACAACGTAGAGGGTGTCCGCGACCTGCTGGAACGTGAGGTCCGCGTGGTCCGCACCTCGGACGTACCCGAAGGCATCGCCGACCTCAGTGAGGTCCTGGGCGACCCCGGCGGAGTCGTAGACCCGCACAGAGTTCTGGGCGTCCGCAAGGGAGCCATCGACGACGACAATGAAGTCACCCTCGTCTCGGCTCATAGGGACCACATGGGTCTGGCTCTGGGAGAGAGCGGGGATGAAACCCCCCGTGAACTCCTCAAGGGTCTCAACGTGCTCCGTGGGGTAACGCTTGGTGGCACCCTCGCTGGGGAGGTGCTCAATGTTCACACAGTCGTCCACCAGATTCGTGGATCGGATGGCGCGGGACTGCTGCGAGATTCCGCCCAAGAAGGCTGGGATGGACTGGCGTGATGTCATCAGATGTTAGGGTAGCGGGGGCTTCCGGGGACGTATGAGGAGCCCTTCAGGTAGGGCAGGGTCGCGTCATTGAGCATGGAGGCGTGGCCTGTGTCGGCCTCGCGCTGGTCCAGCACCATCGTCGCGTTCTTCTCCTCCATGTAGAGGTTCTGGCGGGTCTCGTCGGCGCCCACGTACTGCTCGTATGTGATGCGCGCCGCACGTGCTGCAATGCAGGTCTTGGCTTCGAGGGGGAGTTCATCCCACCCCAGCTCAAACTGGGCGGTCCCGTTTACGGCAGAGGTGAAGATGTATGTCTTGTCCCGACGATCGTACAGGCGGGAGCCTCGCTGGATCAGCCAGGGCTCTACGTCGGAGAACCACCGGGTGATGTTCTCGGGGATGTTGATGAAGCCCGTAGCGGCGTCCACGGAGAGCGGATACTCGTATTCCGTATTGAACGCCCAGCCCTCAGACTGGATGTCGGTAGAGGCCTGTCGCAGCATCGACAGCGCGATCTGCGTGTTCTTTGAGGTGTCCCCGTCAATGGTGTTCACCGGGGGTAGACCCTGGGCCGCAAGGATGCGGTTGACAGCGGCGAGTTGGTCGAAGGTCATGTCATTGAAGGGGTAAAAGGGGGCGGCACCCCGAGAATTCGGAGTGCCGCCTGAGCAGTTGCTCTAAGTGGTTGGATCAGGCCTGGGCGACGTTGGAGTCGTAGATCGTGGCGAGGCACTCAGGGCGAAGAACCCCGTGGCCGCAGACGATCTTGGAGACAAGCAGAGTGCCTTGACGCTCGACCTGGTAGTCAGTTTCCGTTTGGACGCCTTGACGCATGACGGTGCCGACGGCTCCACGCTCCATCGCGAGGGCGGTGATACCCCGCCCGGTCGCGTAAGCGGAAGACTCACCGGTGCCGGGCACAACAGCGCCCTGCGGGAGGTGGTTCGTCCACTCGATGTTGAAGCCGTAGCCCTTGAAGATCGCGCCGTTCGCCTGCGAACCGTTCCCGGCGTTGCCGAAGTCGGTGTTGAGGAGAGCGCCGTACTTCTGGAGGGCGTAGTACTGGTCCGGGCGAATGAAGAAGCAAACGTCATCCATCGGCACATCGCGTGCGGCGAAGCCGGCTGCGGCCTCGACCATCGAGTCCTCCAGGGCTTGCATACCGAGGGTGGTGGTCTCGTTTACGTTCAGCTTGTCGATCTTCTGGGAGTTGGTCTTGTCGGCGTTGATGGCCGAGTCGAAGTCCGAGCCGACATCGGAAAGCGCGTGGTTCGCGGCAAGCGCGAAGAGCTGCTTATCCATCTTGCGCGCCAGAGCGGCACCAAGCTGGGTGGCGTACTCCGAGCGAGTCTCGTAGTGCTTGACGATATCATCCCAGTTGTCCACGAAGATCGAGGACAGGAGGATCTTGTCAACCGGGATGACGGTGTCCGTGTGCTCGATGTCGCTAAGGTAAGCCGTTCCGTCAAGGATGGACTGACCTTTGACGTGGTAGGCGGTGTCCGCCTGACCAATCTTCGGGAATTGGAAGTCTTTGCCGGGTCCGACGTTCATCACGCGGGACTTCTGCATCATGAGGTTCTTGTCGCGGAAGACATTGAGGACTTCCCCCGAGAACATCGTGAGGTAGAGTTGGTCTTCGTTGCCCTGGAGTTGTCTAACTCCGGGCTGCGTGACAACGTCAACAGTGGGTGCGGCCATAGTGGTATCTCTCTAAGTAGTTGTGTAGTGAACAGGAAGGTGGGTTGCCATTATGAGCGTCCGCGTCCTCGACTTATCCGCCCTTGGGCGGGTCGCTGCTTCGTACTCTACACGGCCAACCCCCCGGCGTCCTGCCGCATGGGACTCACAGACTTCCGGGGGGTTATATGAAGACCCCAGCAGGGCTGGGGCCACCCTTTCGGGATTAGGCTTCGCGCGGTCCGCGAATCTTACGGGTCAGGGCCAGCATACCGCCACCGCTTGCGCCTCCGAAGAGGACGAGCAGCAGCATATCAAGTACGGCGTTGCCGGTAAGGAGAATGTCGTCGCCGGTCTCACGGGCAGCGGCATCCAACCGCTCCTTGGACTCGACGAGGATGGCGCGGATGAGTTCGTCGCGCTCCTCTGCGGTGAGTGTGCCAGCGGTGTACTCCTCGTCCACGCCTTCAAGGAGAACAGTCGTCTCCTCTTGAATGGCTTCAGCCTTGTCGCCGAAGGCGCTCAGGGAGCCACAGCCGAAGAGCGGGAGAAGTAGGAGGAGGAAGGGGAGGAATTTCATAGGTTGGAGGCCGCAAGGCGGCGCATGAAGTCAGCGCGGTAGGCGGGGTCGGTGCTGTACTGCGGGTCCCGCTGCGCTGTAAGCATAGCCTCATGCGAGGCGAAGGGGACCGTGCCGGAGGGCGCGGATGTACCAGAGGCGAAGGCGGTTGCTGCCACGCCGGACTGTTCGATGATACCGCGCATGATCGCAGTCTGCCCGTCCACGGAGGCCCGGGACATATCAGCGTTGATCGCGTCGAGCTGCGTCTGCGTCATGTTCTGTTGAGCCCACGACATCGCGTCACGGACCACGCTGTCACCACCCAGGGTCTCAGTGACCTGCCGGGCCGTGTCACGCCTACGCATCTCGGTCAGCTCGCTCTGAAGGCGGGCGACATCCTCGGCCGTTGCGGGCTGAGCTTCCGGGGCTGCGGGGATCTCCAGGGAGTCCACCGGGGCCGGGGCGGGAGAGGGGGTAACGTCTACGGGCTGGGGTTCAGGTTGTGTACTCATTGGGGCGGTTGTTGCTGGGCTCCTTGACGGAGCATTTCCGGGCCGAGCGACTCGACGGCTTGCTGCTGCTGACGCTGCTGCATGATCGCCGCGAGTTCCTCAGGAGTTCGGAGGTATTGGTCTTTGGGTAGGTTGAGGGCGGTCGCCATATCAGCGGCCACTGCCTCGAATCGAACGTAGTCAACCAGTTGGTCCGGCGGGATGCTCTGCTGGAGAGCGCCCAGGAACTGCTGGATACGCATAGCCGTGTGGTTACGGCTGATGGCCTCAAGACCCGTGGCGATCACGGGCTGAATTTCTTTCGGGATACCGGGGATCGTCTTGCGAATCCGGTTGAACAGGTACATGACGATGGGTCGCTGCACGGTCTGGGCGAGAGCCGCGTAGGTGTTACCCAGCGCGTCCTCAAGCTCCTGAGCCACATAGCGGATCTCCTCAGAGGTCACGCGCTCACCCGCCCGCTGGACGGAAGAGTTCAGGAGGAAGGCCTTGCTAAGGGACAGGGCGATGTCGTTCTGCTTCTGGTAGGCGACCATCAGGTCACCGCCCTTGTTCGCCTGGACGGCCCCAATATCCTCGGGGTCGCCGACACGCACAGAGCCGTTGGGGGCTTTGGCGATAGCGGCAGGCTTCGTGGCAGAGCCGGGGCGGGCAAGGAAGATAACCTTGCTCATCACCAGCGCAGCCTCAGCCAGGGCTCGGGAGATCTGCTCAAGGACCAGGAGGTCCCCTTGCACATCCTCGACGAACCCACGACCGTAGGAGTAGCCGTAGATCGGGCAGAACTGGAGAGGCATCAGCGGGAGGTCGTCCTCGGACACGGTACGCAAGGTGCCCTCGACGGGCTCCCCTGCGATCTCCTGCCAGAACTCAAAGCGACCCGTAGAGGTACGCCGGGCTCCGGTGTAGAGGTCCAGAACGTCCTTGTTGGCACCGCCTTCCGTGGCGACATCGGAGGCCGTGGAGGCCATCTGCTCGCGCGTGAGGGTGTGACCCAGGCGCTCCTCGGCGTCCTCCCGCCCAATACCTTGGCGCAGGATGACCGCGCGGAGGCGGTTGTCCGGGTCGCGGTCCACTACGTAGTGTCGCAGATCCGCAGTCACAGGGGACTTGCCGCCCGGACGGTCGTA